CAAGAATGCGCAGGACAACTCGATCACCGCTCCGTCGGTCGCCAGCCCATGCTTCGCGCTCGATGACAACAACGTGACGGCCACCGATCGCGCCTCGGGAGCATCGGTGCAGCAGTACCCGGTCGCCGGCGAAGTGGTCGCGATCGACGCGTCGGGCGAGGTGTGGGTGAATTTCTGGAATCAGGCGACCGCGACCGCATAGGGCGATCTCGAACGATCAAGGAGTTAGAACCAAGATGGAAGTATCTGCGCAAAATCTATCCGCACTGTTCACCGGCTTCGATGTCGTCTTTCAGCGCGGCTTCGAAAAGCCGCCTTCATACTACGAATCGATCTGCTCGATCGTGCGGTCCGCCAGCCGTGTGAGTACCTATCCATGGCTGGGACGCACCACCAAGTTCCGCGAATGGCTCGGCGATCGCGTCATCCAGGCGCTCGAGGCGCACTCCTATACCATCGCGAACCGCAACTTCGAAGATACGATATCGATCGATCGCAACGACATCGAAGATGACACCTATGGCGTCTACGAGCCGATCATCGAGCAGCTCGGATGGGACACCAAGGTTCATCCCGACATGCTGCTCTTCCAGATGATCAAGAACTCGGTGACGACTCCTTCCAGCGTCGTCGGCTATGATGGCCAGCCCTTCTTTTCCGCCACTCATCCGGTAGGTCCGCTGGGACGTCCGGATGCTGATACGACCGCCTCGAACATCAATAGCTCGGGAACCGATCCTTATTGGTTCATTATCGACGCGTCACGCGCGATTCGTCCTTTCATCTTCCAGCTTCGGCGCGAGTATGCGGTAACGCGGATGAGTTCGATCACCGATGAGGCGGTCTTCAATCGGCGCGAGTTTCGTTACGGTGTCGATGGCCGCGCTAACACCGGAGTAGGTCTATGGCAGCTTGCCTACGCGAGCAACCAGGACTTATCGAATCCGGCGAACTACGGAGCAGCACGCGCTGCGATGCGTTCGCTGAAGACCGACGCTGCGATGCCGTTCGGCACACTATCCAGCGGCAAAGGCGTCTACCTCCTGGTACCTCCCGCGCTCGAAGAAGTGGGACGTCAGCTCCTCAACTCCGAATTCACCGCGGGCACCGGCGCCAGCTCCGGCGTCTCGACCACCAACATCTGGCGCAACAGCGCGGACCTGATCGTAAGCGAGTACCTGGCATAAGGAATGGCTGCCATGAGTTACGCGACGCCGCAGGACATCATCAATCGCTACCCGAATCGGGACCTGGTGCAGCTCACCAATGAGGATCCTACCGTTACGACGGTCAATACGACCGTGCTGCAACAAGCGCTCGATGACGCTTCGGCTGAGATAGATGGATACCTAAGCGGTCGCTTCGCCTTGCCTCTGACTGACGTACCCGAGGTGTTGAATCGGCTCGCATGCGACGTAGCGATCTATCGCCTTCAGTCGCTGCGGCCTATCCACGGCCTCGCGGACGCGCGGCGTCGCTATGACGATGCGATCGCGATGCTGACCCGAGTCGCCAACGGCGAGATGACTCTAGGTGTAGGCGCCGATGGTAATGAGACCGCGATCGCGCAAGGTGTCGAACAGGCGGCCGAACCAAAACGCGTTTTCAGCCGCAAGCGCATGAGAGGGTTCTAGGATCATGGGAGTTGTTCTCGACGGACCATGGGTAGGGCAGCAGTTCTCGCCGCCCACACCTATCGATATCGCCACCATCGAGACGGCGATCGTCACGCGTCTGCAAGCGATGGTGACGTCGATCGAGATCGTTCACTTTCCCGACAATCCCCGGAACTACCGTTTGACGCATAGAATCGGCGCGGCGCTGGTCGTATATCGCGGCTCCGACTACGGACCGGTGCTGGACACCGGGTCGATCATCCAGGAACGCAAAATGGAGTTCGACATCACCGTGCTCGTACGCGACCTGGGATGGGCGGTAGGTGGACCTCCGGCAGCGACCTCCCCCGGAGCGTACGCCATCCTGGAAGCGATCCGCGCCGCGCTGACCGGATACCGGGTGCCGGGCGCCCGCAAGACCTACATGGTGCGCGAGAAGTTTGTGGAGCGCGACACTCAGGGCGGCGTATGGATCTATCTGCTTACGATTGCGCTCTCGACGATGGCGGTACAGCCCTCGACTGCGGATAACTTCCCACTCTTCATCAAGGGTGTAGCTCTGGAAGCCAACGGCGAAAGTACCGTAACTGTCGGCGCGACCGAGTTCACCTTCAACTCGCAGGATCAGATTCAACTTCCCGAGGGAAACATCGTAACAGTCGCGGTCAGCACACTTAGCGGGTCAGCTTTCGTAGCAGGGACAGACTTCACCCTCGATTCGGTAAATGGAATCGTAACGCGCACAACATCGGGCGGAATTGCCGCCGGCGCCTCAGTCAACATCGCATGGAGCTATGCAGATGAGGCAGTAGCTTCGGCAGGCGAGACCGCGCCAGTCGCATAACGGTCGTAGTCCCAGCAGGAATCAAATCAAGGTCGAAACGGTGAAACAATGCCAGTAAGCTTCTTACATGGAATCGAAGTAATCGAAGTGGATAGTGGCCCGGTTCCGGTCACAGTAGTCAAGACCGCCGTCATCGGTTTGGTCGGCACCGCACCTGGCTGGGCGGTTCAGGCTCCCGCGACCGCGCCGGCAGTCAACGCACCGACGCTGGTGTCATCGGCGCTCGATGCGGCGAACTTCGGTCCCATCGTGCAGGGCTATACGATCCCGTATGCGCTTGCCGCGATCCAGGATCAAGGCGCGGGACAGGCGATCGTCGTCAACGTGTTCGATCCGACGCGGCACTACACCTCGGTCGCTGCTTTGGCGTCGACCTTCAATGCTCAAGGCGCGATTAATCTCGCGCATATGGGCGTGTCGAATGTCGTTGTCACCAGCGATCCGGCCGGAACCACCTACGTCGCTAACACCGACTATACACTCGATCCCATAAATGGAGTGGTGACGCTGATTCCTACTTCGTCCGGCGGCCACATCGCGCCGGGAGCGACGGTACTGGTGTCGTTCAACTATGCGGATCCGACCAAGGTTCAGGACTCCGACATCATCGGCGCGGTTACCAGTGGCGTCTACACCGGCATTCAGGCATTGCAGACCACCTACGGCACCATGGGGTTCTTCTCGAAGATTCTCATCGCGCCTGGATACTCGCAGAACGCAGATGTCGCGACGGCCGAGGTCACTCTTGCGAATGCGATCCGGGCAGTCGCGCTGATCGATTCGCCTCCTTCGACGGTGGTCGCGACCGCAGTCGGCAATCGAGGCACGACCGGCAACGCCTTTAACACTTCGAGCAAGCGTGCGATCCTGTGCTATCCGCAAGAGACCTTCTATGACACCGGGATAGTTCCGACTGGAGTAACACTTAGCACGACCGGCGCGCCGGTCACGGCTCAGTCCAATGCCATTGCTGTCGGTCCGTACTCCTCATGGGTAGCCGGCGCGATCGCCGCGCAGGATCTCGCCAACGGTTACTGGTGGTCACCCTCCAATGTCGAGGTGGAAGGTATCCTAAGTCCTGACGTGCAGCTTTACTCGTCAGCCGTCGATCCCAACTCGGACGTGAATAATTTGAACTCCAACGGAATACTCACGGTGTTCAATGCGTTCGGCACCGGCCTGCGCGTATGGGGAAACCGCTCGTCGGCCTATCCCAGCAGCACTGCACCCGACAATTTCATCAGCGTCAGGCGCACGATGGACATAATCGAGGAGTCGGTCGAACTCGCGATGCTGCAGTTCATCGACCAACCTATTTCCAATGCGCTAATCACCGCGATCGTGGCGTCGGTCAATGCCTTTCTGCGAACCTTGATCCAGCGCGGCGCTCTGGTAGCGGGCAGCGCAAGCTATGATCCAACGGAAAATCCCTCCTCGCAGATCTCAGCCGGCCAACTGGTATTCGACATTGATGTGATGCCGCCGCCGCCTGCCGAACGCCTGACCTTCCAGACCTTCATCGACGTGTCGCTTCTGCAGCAGCTCGGCCAGACCAGTGCCCTGACTACCTCCGCGTCAGCTACTGCATAACAAGGTCGAAGAACCCTTCGAGGTAATAGAATGAATATCCAGATCAATTCGCTCGCCAACGCCAACATCTATATCGATGGCGTCGGCTTGCTGGGACGCGCGGAAGAGGTCGAGGTTCCGCAGCCGCGACATAAAATGATCGAGTACAAAGGGCTCGGAATGGTCGGCACGGCCGAGCTATGGAGCGGAGTCGACAAGCTCGAGGCCAAAATAAAGTGGTCATCGTTCGATGCTGAGACTCTTACGATGGCGGCGAGCCCCTTTCAGACTCATTCGTTCCAGGTGCGGGGTAGCCTCGAGCAATACACCAGCCAGGGACGTTCGGCTGAGTTGCCGGTCGTCTATCTTATGACGGGGGTATTCAAGGACGCCGGTACCGCCAGCCTGAAGCATCAGACGATGGTGGAAACTAATTCGACCGTCAGCGTCTATCACTGCGAGCTGTATGTGAGTGGAACCCAGATCTATCTCTACGATGTGTTTGCGAATCTATATGTCGTAGGTGGGGTCGACCAGCTTTCGACTTTCCGGACCAACCTGGGCGGCTGACCTACTCACGATCCGGATAGTTGTGGTAATTGGCGAGGTACCCAATGAAACCTGATGAGCTCACTATTAATGGCGTTAAGCTTCGGGAAACGCCCGAGGCCAATCCGAAGGATCGGAGTCTGCTGATCCTCCCCTCCGGCAAGACTGCGACGATCCGGAAAGGCTTCGGGCGCGACCTGATGCGCGCGCAGCGGGTGGTAGGAGTATCGAGCGATCCTACCGCGGTGGTTTTCGCGCTGATTGCCGAACTGGTCGAGATCGATGGCGAGAAGATCGTCTATGAGGATCTCCTCGCGATGGATCTCAACGATGTGCTTGCGCTCCAGTCCGAGGTGGCGGGCGCAAATTTTCAGGGCCCTCCGCCGGCGGCTTCGCAGCCCTTGTTCACTTCGGATTCGGAGTAGAAGAGCTGGGCGCGATGGAGTTCGCCGAGCTGAGCTACTGGCTGGAGGCGGTTAGCGAGTACAACCGCAAGGCCGGCGAGCCGGCCGGTGGAGGGTAAAATACTAACGCATCGTACTGTTCAGATGTCGCTGGTCGGAGGGATGTCGTTGGGCGGCGCGCCTGGAACGCCCGCGTCGGAGGCTGTGCCATGCCTCGCGAGGCGCCTTTCCCGGACTTTTGTCCGACCTTCCCTCCAGGCTTCGGGCGCGGCGCGAATGATTTCGATGCAGATGCGAAGAAGGCCCGTAAGTAGTCCGCCAACGATGCCGACGGCAGCTCCGAAAAGAACGAACTCTGGAGTTCCGTAACGCTGCATAAGGCCCCAGAACTGTTGACACCAATGATCCATTTGCCTTCAGAGTCTATATAAATTTCATCATGGCCGAGCAGCTTAAGTCTCACGAATTCCAGCGGATCGCAAAGTTCGCGGCGGCATTGTCGACGGCGACCGTGCGAGTTAACGATCTAAGCGCTCAATTGGGAACACTAGCGAACTCCTCAAGAGCAGCCGCTCTTCGTATCGCCGACTTTAGTGCGAATACAGCACGCATGATAGCGCAAAGTCAAGCGCTGGCGACAGCATGTCAATGCAAATGCAGCGCCGCCGCACCTAAAGAATCAAATCAATCGACCTCACTTCTGGGGAAAGCACTTTCAGTAATGTTTGTGGGAGCCGGTTTCGTCGCAGCCGCTAAGCTCTGGCGCGATGCAATTGCTTGGCTCCTGAAAACTACTATTGGGCGTGTAGTCGTTAGTCGCGGCCTTGCTGCGGTCCGTTTGGCCGGTGGAGTTCTAGAAACCGCGATCGGATCGGAGATGGTCGCGTCAATCGCTGCGGGCGTTTCGGGTGCGGTGGCGGCGTTGGCGCTTCCGGAGATCGCCGTGACGATAGCGGTCATAGCAGCGGGCGCCGCCTTCGTTGGGGGAGCCGCCTATTTGCTTTGGCGGAATTGGAGCGCTATCGCGCGGATCATCCGGAGAGTTGGCTCAGCCTTGACTGATGATGCGATGACATTCATCCGCAACCTCGCCTCGGTCATCGTTGGAGAGCCTGACGCTGACTCGGATGATACCGCTAGCG